AAGCTTATATGTATAAAGAAATGTTTGGAGTAGATGAATTTATATTTGTATGTATAGACAAAGGTAGTTTAGATATTGGAATCTTTGAATGTAGTGATGAATTCTACCAAAAAGGTAAAGATAAACTTGAACAAGGCATTGCTAACTACAAATACTTCTTTGGGCAAGATGAAGTAGATTTGAATCAATATGTAATGCGTGGAATACTTTAAATAAAAATATTATGACACCAAAAGAAAAAGCAAAAGAGTTAATTAATAAGTTTGATAAAGCAGTAAATACAAACAGTAACACTCCTTTAAAAAAATGTGCATTAGTAGCAGTTGATGAAATAATAAATAACAAAAATGGTTCTTTAGAATATGAATCTGATATAGAATATTGGAAAGAAGTTAAACAAGAAATTGGATTATTATGAAAGTAACAGATAAAATAACAATAACGAACGAGGACAATATGCTTTTAATGTCACGTTATCCTGATAACTATTTTGATTTAGCTATTGTAGACCCACCTTATGGAATTAATATTCAAAAAATGAACTATACACAAAATACAAAAGGTGGTGTGGCTAAAAGAAAAGATTATAGTTCAGTTGGTAATTGGGATTCTGAAACACCAAATAAAGAATATTTTAATGAATTATTTAGAGTAAGTAAAAATCAAATTATTTGGGGTGGAAACTATTTTGAATTGCCTTTAACAAAAAGTTGGATTGTATGGGATAAAAAAACAGAAGATAAATATTCAAATGATTTTGCAGATTGTGAACTTGCTTGGAATAGTTTTGATAAACCTGCAAAAATAGTTCGTTATTTATGGAGTGGAATGCTTCAGCCAAATATGAAAGACAAACAAAAAAGAATACACCCAACAGAAAAACCTTATCAATTATATAAATGGCTATTAGATAAATATACCAAAGAAAACGACAAAATACTTGATACACATTTAGGTTCAGGTTCAATAGCAATAGCTTGTCACGATTACGGATTTGAATTAACAGCTTGTGAATTAGATAAAGAGTATTATGATAAAGCAATACAAAGAATAGTAAACCATACTAACCAAACTAAATTATTTTAATAATGGAAAATCAGATAAAAGAATTAATATTAAGAGAATTAAAAGTAGATATAACAGAAACTTGCAGGAAGCGAGAAATAATAGAAGGTAGAGCATTATACTTCTATTTAGTAAGAAAGCTATATAAGAAAAGAAGCTTACAATCTATAGCAGCAGACTTCGATATGAATCACGCTACAGTAGTACACTCACTAAAGAACTTTTCAATGTATGAAGAATACAACCCAAAGATATTAGACTGCAAGAATTTAATATTAAAACTATTGGGCGGTGAAGTAGAACAAGAACTATCACAAGAAGACATCTTTAAGAAGAAGCTGCACGATTTAGAAAAGCAATTGAATCAACCAAGATACGAATACAAAATAATTGAAAACCTAAACAACCTATTAGAAGCTACTAAAGGAACTGAACAACACGATTTAATCACTTTACGATTAGAAGCATTCTATACAATGAATAAAAACATACGTTTATGAAGTATTTAGTTATAATTGCACTATATGAACTAATAAGGTCAAAAGTAATTTGGCTATGGTATTACTTAATTAATAAAGGCAAATGAAAATAACAGAAATAATAGAAATTTTAAGAAGAGATAATACATCTTACCTTTGGGACTTACCTAAACCTAAATGGGAAGCAATAGACTATTATAATCTAAATCAAATTAAACAAGGTAACGATTACAAAAACAAAAAGAAAGTATTTGATTATGTAGAACTATCTGATAAAAGTTTAAAGATGCAGAAAGAACAATCACACAGAATGAAACCAATTAGAAGAAAGTCTGATGGTAAAATATTTAGTGGAATGATTCAACTATGCAGAGAAACAGGAATCAATCGTTCTTCATTATCTTTAGCTTTGAATAACAGACCTAATGGTTTGCAGAAATACAAAGATGAATACGAATTTATAAATAATTAAAACAAATAAGATATGAAACAAACAGCAATGCAAGATTTAAAAGAAGATTTAGAACAAAGTCTTGCTAAAATAAATGAATCTTTTGACGAAATTAATAATAAATTAATTCGCGATGTTGTTCAAGAGGCAATTCGTATTATATTTGTTGAAATAATTAAAAGAATAAACGAAGAATTATTTGAAATAGAAAAGGAACAAATTATTGAAGCTTATAGTGAAGGCGATATTAATGGAATAATGGGTAATAGAAAAATGGCGGAACAATATTACAACGAAACATTTAAACAACTATAAGTTTTATTTATTATAGAATTAATAACAATATTTTTCAATTATGGCAGAAGACAAAAGAAAACATAATGGTGGTCATCCAAACAGTGGTAGAAAACCTAAAGCAGAAGAAATTGCTTTGATAGAAAAACTATCGCCATTAGAACCATTAGCATTTGCAGCATTAGAAAAAGGATTAGAACGTGGTGATTTTAAATTCACTCAATTGTTTTATAATTACTATGCAGGTAAACCAAGAGAAACAAAAGATGTAACTCTTACAACAGAACAACCTATATTCAATTTAAACGATTTAGGTGACATTTAGTGAACGATAATGGAATTCATAGTAACTACTGCATTAAAAAAATTATTGCGTTTAGAAAAACGGATTAAGGTCGTTAGAGGTGGAACATCTGCTTCTAAGACCTTTTCTATTTTGCCTATACTAATAGACCGAGCAATTAAAACACCTAATCTTGAAATTAGTGTTGTATCAGAATCAATACCACATTTGCGAAGAGGTGCATTGAAAGACTTTTTAAAAATAATGATGGCATTGGGTAGGTACAATGATAATCAATTTAACAAGTCGACATTAAAATATACTTTTGGAAATGGTTCTTATATTGAATTCTTTTCAGTTGACCAACCAGACAAATTACGTGGTGCAAGAAGAAATGTTTTATATGTTAACGAGTGTAATAATGTAGACTTTGATTCTTATTATCAATTAGCTATTCGTACATCAGGCGAAATATGGTTAGATTATAATCCATCAAGTTTGTTTTGGGTAGATAGAGAAATCATAACGCAAGATGATGTGGATTTCATTACGCTAACTTATTTAGATAATGAAGCATTAGCAGATACAATTGTAAAAGAAATTGAATCAGCAAAAGTAAAAGCTGAAACATCAGCATATTGGGCAAATTGGTGGCAAGTATATGGATTAGGTTTAACAGGTTCTTTGGAAGGTGTATGTATTCCTGATTGGCAAGAAATCAATTTACCAAATGAAGCACGTTTATTATGTTATGGTATGGACTGGGGTTATTCAAATGACCCAACAAGTTTAATAGCAATGTACAAATACAACGATGCTTACATATTTGATGAACTGATATACCAAAAAGGATTATTAAATTCAGACATTAGTGACTTACTTAAAACAAATGGTGTTGAAGATATAGTTTATGCTGATAGTGCTGAACCAAAATCAATAGCAGAGTTGAATAGTTATGGTCACAACATATTACCTGTAAGCAAAGGTAGAGATAGTATTGTATATGGGCTTAATTTAATCAATCAGAATAAGGTTTATGTAACATCAAGAAGTAAGAATCTAATCAATGAATTAAGAAACTACATTTGGATGACAGATAAACAAGGTAACAAATTAAACAGACCTATTGATGCATACAACCACGCTATTGATGCAATGCGATATGCAATGACTTCACAATTAGAAAATCCAAACAAAGGAACATATTACGTTTACTAAATGAGTTACGGAGAAATAATAGCCACAATACAATGCTACATTCATCACGTTAAAGGGATTGAAGTACCAATTAACCTACCAAGAAATATTGGTGAAATAAAAAAGATGCAGAAAATGTATTTAATTGCAGAAAATTATTTGCAGGTTTAAAATATTTTATATATTTGCTGTAACATTAAACAAATAAGAAATGGAATACTACGACTATCAAAATGAATACCCTGAAAATGAATGCAGGTATTGCGGTGAAGCTTGTGAAAAAACATATTGTGATAAACAATGTGAACGAGCAGATGAAGATTAATTAGGTTTTAAATAGGTTGGTTAAAGAGGTAGTCAGAAATGGCTGCCTTTTTTTTGGCTTAATACAATAATGTAAAATATTTATTAATAAAGAAAAACAATACAATGAAGATAGAATTAAAAATACCAACTTCACTATCAGAAATAAAGTTAGTGCAGTATCAAAAGTTTTTAGCTATTGCAAAAGACAATGAAGAAAGTGAATTCTTGCAGCAGAAAATGGTGCAATTATTTTGTGGTATAGATTTAAAAGATGTAGCACAGATTAGATACAAAGATGTAGCTGAAATTACTGCTAACATTAACAATCTATTCAGTAGAGAAAATAAGTTTATACAACGCTTTAAAATGGGTGGTGTAGAGTTTGGATTTATACCTAACCTTGATGAAATGAGTACAGGTGAATATATGGATTTAGATGCTTACATTACAGATTGGGACACAATGCATAATGCAATGGCTGTATTGTATAGACCTATTACAAATAAGTTAGGCAATAAATACGAAATAGAAGAATATCAAGGTTCTATTA